GCCGTACCCCCCCCCGGCCCCTCCACCGCCTCCTGAACCAGAATCTGATGGCTGAATAATATTCAGTTCATCAATGCCTGTTGTCGCACCTTTGATGTCTTTCGCGGCTTTCTTCGCTGCTCCACCGGCTCCGCCCATTGCAGCGCCTGCGTTATCTGCTGACTCCGCCACGGCCTCCATGCCGGCTGCAGCCACTGACGCTCCGCCTCCGGACCCCTTCTTTCCGGATATCAGGTTCGTAAAGGCCTTAAAAGCATTGGCCAGACTCATCAGCTTCCCGATAATCGTATTAATGACCTTAATGACCGGCGTAAGGACATTAATAAGCCCTTGACCAATCGTAGCCTTTAAGCTGTCAAATTGCAGTTTCAGTATTCGAACCTGGTTGGCCCACCCATCAGCCGTGCGGACAAAATCCCCGGATGCCAGGGTAAGCTGGTCTTGCACAAACTGATACCGCAGGGCCACCTTCTCAGCTTCGGACATTTTGGCAGTTACTTTCCCGTATCCATTGGCCAGGGCATAGCTGTCAAGGGCACTCTGTGTCATAACAATTCCCAGGTCCTTAAGCGTCTCTGTCTCACCGGTAAAAACGGACTTTAGCTTTGTATAGGCCTCGTCCTGCGATATGTTGTAAAACGACGCCACGTCACCAGCCAGGCCGGTCAGTGCCGTGGCCATCTCATAAGCCTGCTTTTCACCAAATCCCTCCCCCATCGCTCCGAAGGTTCCGGCAATTTTCTCCGCCATCGTCTCTGACAGACCAAATTGCACCGCCGCATTCTTGGCAAAGTCATCAATCTGCTTTGACATGCGCGGGAACGTTACATCAACAACGTTCTGCACTTCCTGCAGGTCGGAGCCCAATTCGATACATTGTGCCCCAAAGTCTATCAGCTTCTTAACTGCAAAGGCAGCCGCCAGGGCTGCACCGGCTTTCTTGGCCAGCCCCTGGATGCCCTTCATCTGCTTGTCAAAATCGTTTTTATTAACTACAAGGTCAAGACCTATCTGACCAACGCTGTCAGCTGCCATTTACATCACCTGCCTTTATCTAAAAAACAGACATCGGCACATAATGGCACTACTTGTCCTGGTTAATCTTTATCTCAAACTCTTTTTTACAGCTCTTCCCCTTGCATCGAGCATACACTCCGGAAGAGATGGCCTCCGGATCATAAAAAATAGGCATCCGATACCCACAATACGGGCAGGACACCTGTAATTTTACTTTCTCAATCTCAACCACCTCCGCATATTGCCGCCATCATACTTTCAAGATGGTTCATCTGCTGATTATAAGTCTGCGGCCCCTGTCTGGTGCGTTCCGCCTGCCAGCTCCGCCAATCGTCATAAATCCGCTTTTGCTCTTTGGTAAAATGCTTGATTACATCTTTGTCCGTCTCTGACCGGATAGCCACCATACGCCCTAGGGCTGTTTCCGGGGCCATTCCGGCCAGGAGGGATTTAAATTCATCCCAACTGACCGATTCAAACTCTTTTGTTCTGATTCTCAACCCGTACTGTGACAGGAAACTGGATATAATCAAGTCCCAGTCTCCAAACAAATCATAGTACGGGTCACTGCTCTCCCGGCTGTTCATCCTCCCCTATAATCAGTCCAACTGCCTCCTGAACGACGACAATCAAGTCATTAAATCCCAGCTTCAGTTTCTCGATTTCTTTCTTGGATTTTTCGGGGAACATCAAATCATATGTTTCCAGGATTTCATTTACTCCCGGCTCTGCGCCTCCCATCAGTCCCATGACTTTCAGCATTGTTGGGGCGTCTGCATTTACCTCCAAGTGTTTTCCCTTAATCACCAGCGATGGGTTTCCATCAAATGTCAGTTTCTCTGTAATATCAATTATCTTGGACATGTTCTTCCTCCTCTACAAAACCATTAAATTCGTTCTCATATATTAACTCTGAGTTTTCCTCTCTTCATTCAGATGGCTTTGACGCCGGCGTGAACACAGGCTTTCCATAACAGGTTACTTCGAATTCCAGTGCATCCAGTGCTGTGCTGTCTCCACCTCCGGGTGTCGTTACGTTTACAACGCAGTCAAATTTCATCTTTGCACCGGATACCATTTCCCACTCAAATTTCGTCATTGCATCTTCACCCATACAAAGCGCAAGACCCGCAATATAATCGTTGCCCGGATCGCCCGCGCTTCGTTTACCCTGGAAGGAAAAACTGAGTTTTTTCCCTGTCACTGCGGACTTCGCCCATCCTTCCGCGTCCATCGCGTACCACTCTTCCGTTGTTCCATCAATGGTAGGGGCAAAGTTGGTCAAATCTTTCGGTACTACCATTTCCGCGTCTGTACTAAGCAGACCGGCCGTACCAAATTTAAATTTGTTATTATGTACCGGATATACTGTTCCGTTCATTTATTTCCTCACTTTCTCTGATAAATAAAATCCAGCCATATCACATACTCATACACCCCGCTATCATCCGTACCGACGTCCTGTGGTTCCGGGACCATCAGGCGCAGGTAATTGATATGGGTGTCTCCTATGGACAGGCTGGTTACACTTTTAAGTTTCTCAAATAATTTGTAGGCTTCCACCTCTGACTCACTCTTACTCTTGTTCCAATGCACAAGCAGGGAAACTGGCTTTATATCATAGGTGGTGCAGTCTACCCCTCCCAAAGCAATATTCGGCATCCCACTGGTTGGGCGGCTGTACACGCCGATGGATTTCTGTTTTTTATTGTCCATCTTGCCGATGTACACATTATCATCCGCCGCTATCCCAAGACCTGCGATATAGCCGCGGATATCATTGATTGTAAGCATCACACGCCACCAACTTTCTTGTAAAACTGTTTAAAGGCATTCGGGGCAAAATTCGCTCTACTTCCGCCAGACTCCCAGTCTTCATACCAGTGCCCCTTTGCGTTCGGGTTTTCTTTCGTCTGAAAATTATACTCCGGATGGTAATATAGCCGCCGCGCATAAGGCGTACTTGATACCAGCGTCACTTTTCCCATCTTGGAATCGCCGTAATCTACGAAGGTACTTTCGTTTTGCAGGTTGCTTGTATCAAACGGAAATACTTGTGCCTGGACAACTTCGGCATGCAATTCCTCGCCGGTCATCTCTAAGGCTGTTACCGCCGCCTGCGTCAGCTGTTTAATCCGTGGGAAGTTCATCTTCACCGTTGATTTTACCTGCATCAGACCACCTCCAACTGACAATAATTAACCGTACCGTCTGGGTTCCGGGCCTTCATCCCTTGCTCGATGCGGCGTTCCTGACCGAAGACTGTCACTGTCCCACAGCTCAATGCCGGCATCTCCGGTGCGATGTCCCCCGGAAAGAGCGCAGTACCTGTAATCTGCACCAGCTTCTTCTCTGCCGTCAGGATCGTCTTCGCCCGGTCCTGGAAGTTGCATTTTAATTCCAAATCCGCCGTATACTTCGGGCTGCCCTGGTTGTTCAGTTCTTCTGATTCCAGGTGGACGCTGATACCCGTCTTACAAAGCCGTTTCGGCACTAAACATGGGTATTTCATGGGCTCACCTCGCTAACCGGCAGCACAGGCCCGTCTGGGACAGCAGAGCATACACATCGCGACGCATTGCCACACCCTTATCCGTGAATACATTCCAGCTCTGCCCGAACTGTGCCGATGCCCCGTTCAGGCTGTAGCTGGACAGGATGGTATCAATCTCATCCGCATTCTCATGCTCGAAATCCGCCTGCTGGCAGACTACCTCGCGTACGACCGTCTGCTGAAACTCTGTCAGATTGGAAAATCCCCGTCCCACAATGCGATTATAGGTCAGGGAATCAATATGACGGGATGCCTGCCGCAGGGTCCTCTCCAGATCGTCCGGCGGAATCACCGTGCCCTTATAGACATCATGGTAATATTCCGGCGTTGCATAAGCTTCATAGGGCATATCACTCCCCCGCTTTCTTGCTCTCTGCCTTCTTCGGCTGCTCCGGCTTTGTGGCCTGGAGCGTTTCAATCTCAGCTCTCAGGTTCTCAATTTCTGTCCGGAGTCCGGCAGCTATCCCCTGAAGACGTTCAATTTCTTTTACCGCCTTCATATGCTCTTCATACGGTACCGTCTTACCTCTTCCATAGGCGATAACATTGCCATCATCGCCCAGGATATCAAAA